GTTTTATTTAAGTAAACATCTTTTAATGCTGCATTTAGATAATTAGTTGTTCCTTGTGTGTAACCATCAGCAGAAGGAAAACCACCAATTTCACCCTCTCCAAGAACATCAATCAGAGTCGAAAACTGCTTACTTCCTAGAACATCACTAGGTAGCGTTGGATCAGTTAAAGTTGTCGATTGATTTAAATTATTTATTGCCATTAAGCAGTACCTTTGACTTGTGCAGTATCAACACCATTGCTGACAACTACAGAACCGACAAATACCTCATGTCCATAAACTAGAGATAATGGGACACCAGCACGACTCACATTCTGCACCCCGCTAAAAGAGAAGTTGCTTTGAGGATCCATTTCTCCAACCCCATCGGGATATTCAGGTTGTGGCGAAAGCATCTGAGCAACGCCTCCGATCATTAAAGAAACACCTATTCCAGCCACTATTGTTCCAACTCCAATCGATCCAGCACCTAAACCAAAAGTTCCAATTGCAGCCGTACCAAAACCACCTGTCGCAATAACAACACCAACAATGATGGCTCCCGCAATAAACTTTCCTATCCCAGAACTAAAGAACTTTTTTGCACCGACAGCAACAGGGACAATTGATATTTCTTGCCCGATTGGATTATGTATATCTTCCTCTCCTATCTCATAGCCACTGGCCTTGACTTTATAAAACTGACCAACCATGTGCTTTTTAATATGAGGCCAATTAGCAACTAAGAATCGACCAACTTCTGCTGTTGAATTAACATCAGCCCAATAAACACCGTTCTCCCAACCCAGTAATTTTCGAAGTCTTCCGTAAACTTTAATTTTACGCAACATAGCGATACCTCCGAACAGTTGCATTAATCAAAGCCTGATTATATAAATCGCGGCTGCTAAGTCTTTTATGCGCATGATGGATCATCATTTGATCGCCTATGTAGACAGCGACATGGTCAGGATCAGGGCCGACAAATTTCATTAATAACAAATCCCCAACTTGCATTTCATCTTCTACTATTTTAAAACCACTTTTAGGAATTATCTTTTCAAATATTCCATTAGTTAAAATTTCTTCTGAGTCCTTTGGTCTCGCCCAGTTTTTAACGGTTAAACCTTTTTCAGCAAAGTAATCAATAACTAAAGTCCAGCAGTCACTTGTCTTCCATTTCCAGCTTCTTCCAATTAACGGTTGTTTGTAGCCATCAGGTTCCATTACATGCCATTCATTAGAACTTGGGTTGACGATATAAAAAGGCAAGTCTAAATAATTACAACTTATTAAGTCGGTCTTGCTTGGCTTTGGTGAGCAATTCGGATGCGAGTGAAAGACACCAACCAACTCTCCAGCATCCTCTGCTTCTATCCAATCATCAGGACAAATAACAAATTCGTCTTCCACGTCAGCAGCTAAATTTTTACAAGGAAAATATTTCTCTCTACCTTTAACAATAGAAATAAGACCACATACTTCATTATTAGAAGAGATAGCGTGTTTTAAGGCGGCTTCTTTCCAGGTCATCCGACAAACGTACCAACGCCAGGAAAATCAGCCCTTGTTATTAATCGTTTAGGTGATTTAGGACCATTTGACAAATCAAAGGAAGCAGCGCATTCCCACTGAATAAGATCTCTATTTTCTGAAGCCTTTCTATCTAATACATAAATTTGACGAGGATGTTCAGATGTTGGATCTGGTGTTCCGTATGGGTTAACCCCTGTACTCCAATTCGCAGCATCTAAAAATCTTGCATGAGTTCTAATTCTTACAAGCGTGCTTCCACAAAGATCAACAAAAGGGGTCACCTTATTGGTGTCCATCATGATCGCCGTTAAGGTTCCCATGATATTGCTAACTCTTAATGTCGGACGTGGTAACGCTCCCTTCCCTGTCTGTTCAAATCCACTTGCTTCTATAGGAAAACGCATATAAGAATTACCAGCCCAAATCACCTCACCATTGTTATTGGGACTAGAGCCATTATGAAATCTATGAACTGTTGAACTACCATGCAAAGTTGCATCAAGGGTCAGAGTAAATAGTTCTATAACAGAACTAGGACTGATTTTTTGTAGCTCAGAAACAGGAACAGCCATTAGGGTTCAAATACCTGCCTAAAAGTTGTATTGATAGTTGTTTGATTAGCAACTGCCATTTCAACAGACCATTCGGAACATAGATATTTCCCTGCGCTACCTCTTGGTGGAGTCCAATCAAAAGACTCCGTTCCTTTTCTCGCTTCTAAAAAAGTCAAAATATTATCGCGTTCTGTATTGTCGCGATTAGCAAAAGTCAAAGTCCAAGTCTTAGGGTCCCTTTGCAATCCAAACTGCACAGATTGGCGATAGCCTTCTCCCATTTCAACAGTGCGAACATTGGGTTGACTATTCTCGTTCGCGATAAAACTTGGGTTATAAGTGAAAGTAGCCATGATTAAGCAGGTGCTAAAAGCCCTCCAGGTCTTTGTTCATTAATAATTGTCCCCTTAACAGCAGCAGCGATAAGTTGACCAAGCATCTTGCCTTCCTCTTGATCTCCTTGCACCTCACTACCAGACGCATCAACATTGACCACCACGTTTGTTGTATTCCCTCCACCCTCAACACCTAGGTTTCCAGAGGCATGGCGCTTGAGGGGCAAAATAGCTTCAGGCCCCGCTTCTCCTAAAACGCCAAAGTTACCTGAACCTCCCATTGCAAAATAATGCGGAGAATTAACAACGCCTCCCTTCGCGTATTTAGTAACGTGACCACCTGAATCTATAACTCCACCTGTAGCAAAACCCAAACCTAAACCTGCCATGATCGGTTTAATGATCATTGCTCTAATTGCTATTCGTGCCATATCAGCAAGGATGCTTGTCGCTAAAGAACGAAAATCCAGTTTTCCCGTCATGACGAACTGAACCATTGCGTCCTCCATCCCTTTAAATGCTGAAACTGTCGCCTTTTTTATATCCCCTGCTGTGTCCTTAATGCTGTTGGCATATTCTTTCATCCCATCACTAATACTTGAACCAAACTTATCTGCCTCTTTTGTAACTTCCTTTGTTTCGTTTTTTAATTCATTTGTTGATCCATGAATTCTTTTTATATTTGCGTCGATCTCCTCTGTAATAGGGAGATACTTAGCCATTAGTTCTAAAACAACAGAATCAAGCGATACATGAATATCTTCTATACCTGCCTTGTAGTCTTTTAAGACTTTTGCCTCTTCCAATATTGCTTGAAAACCAACCCCATATTCGGAGGAGAAATTCTCAAAAACTCTTGATGTTGCATCATTACCTGTTCCAAGCCCTCTAAAACCACCAAAAGGCATCTGCCCCGCTTTTATATTTTCTCTTACTCTTTCTTCATCATCTGGATTTCTTAATCTGGCAAATTTATTTAGCGCTCCAACTCCAACAACAGGCAATGCAGTGAAAGCCTGTAAAAGAGGTGCGATATTTTGTAATAACTCGGTTATGTCTTTTAACAAAGGAATGACAGAAGGCAAGAACTCCTCTACTACAACTACCTGCAAATCTTCAATTGCATTTTTAAAGTTTTGAACTTGTTGTGCTGGACCTTGCAATGCTTCTTCTAATTGATCTGCTCCTTCTCTTTTAATATCTCCTAATGCAGCAATAACAATGTCAGCAGTAACTTTTCCTTGTTTTGCTAAATCTCGAACGTCACCTGTCGCCACATTCATTCGCCTTGCTATGGCTTGAATGATCATTGGAGTTTGTTCAAAGATGGCATTAAATTCCTGTCCTCTTAAAACTCCACTTCCTAATGCCTGACTTAACTGCAAGAACGAACCAGCCGCTTCTGCCGTTGTTGTTCCTGATAATTTCGCCGCCGTATTAAATCCATCAAATACAGTCTGTATATCTTCTAAACCAATCCCAACGGGCCTTAAACGCGCGTAGATCTGTGCAAACTGCTTATTAGCCTGCGTTGTACTTAAACCGAATGTTTTAGCCGCCTTAGCCGCCGCTTCTTGTGCCTCTGCTAGTTCGCCATATCCACGAGAAAGAAGGGTTAATCGCCTTACAGATTCTGTTCGTTCAATTCCAGCTTGTAATGATGCCTGCGCTGTTCTAAGTCCTAAATAGGTGACAGCAAGATTCTTAACTGTTCGACCAAGCCTTTTATATTGACCTTCTACTCCCTGCAGTGAACGACCTAAGTCCTGTATATCTCTTTTGCCACTGACATTCGCTCTGATATTTAATAGAGCATCCCAATTTATCGCCATAGCTATTGAGCCTCCTTATTCATGAGCTTCACAACAGTGGTTTCAATGATTTGTAAATCTTCCAGCACTTGTTGTTTGTTTTCTATCTTGTATAAGTTTAGAACCCCTATTACGGCGACATAGTCTAAACCAATAAATCCACTCATACTTACACGCCACTGAGTTTGACAACGAAGAAAAACCTCAAACGCAGGCCAGCAAGATCTCCACACACCATAAGGTTTCTCTGGTTCAGAATCAGGGAGAACAATCCCAAACGCTTCTGCGTCTTCTTCTAACTCTTCTTTTGAATCGCCACCTTTGCACCAATGCTCGGCAGCGCCTGTTAGTTTTTTAGTCTTGCCTTCCCTCTGCTTTCTATAAGAGCATCAGCGATTGCTTTTGCTATCCCAGGCTTATCAATCAAAGCCTTTAAATTCTTAGTCGTGAAAGGAACCTCCTCACCTTCTTTGTCCTGGATACCTCTCCAACCAATAAGAACTTGAGTGGCCCATTCGTAATCGCTTTTAGTAACTTCACCATCAGGATTAAATAATTCCTGTAGCTCTTCATTACCAATCACTCGGAACTCAGCCTCAAAAGTCATGCGCCGATAAGTTCCACCGCTTTGACCAACATCAAATTTGACAGGCCAAAAAATCGATGAAGGATCTTCTTCTAATACGAAAGCCATAGAGTTTATTATTTCTACTTAGGCTATAACACTTTAAGCAAAGGTCAATTTCACCTCGTCATTGCCCGTATCAGAAGGAATGTAACTCATTGGTAAATTCAACATTTGAATACCAGAATCATCACTGTAAGTAGGGTTCCCAATATCCACCTTCGGACATAGGACAGTTACTTGGTTACCTGCTGTAGTGCCATGCAAGAAGCAGACCTTTCCAGTGGTGTCTGAATTTGCCACTGTGAAGAAATCTTTTTGAGCCATAGTTGGCGCTTCAATCACTGCCTGACCTGTTGGGTTCCTATTGGTATAAAGCACCTCAGTATCTGATCCAACTAACTCTCGATAAACAATCTCAGAGGACATATCAAGACTTAACGATGAAATACGAGCAGAGTCATAATCCATTAACGAAACAGCACTTGTATTGCCTGCTTTGAAAAGTACAGGGGTCGTTTGCAAGGAGTATGTGGTCGAGGGGAGCGCCGTATCAGTTGGGCTGTTATAAATGCCAGTAAAAGAGAAATTGAACGTCGGAATTTCACCAACAGAAAGGTTGAGACTATAACTTCCTCGACAGCCTGTGCATTTATGTAAAACGCCTGAGTTGTTGAAGTAGATGGTTGTACTTTCGAAACCACTTGATCTTGGTAGGTAACCAACGTTTGCAGAGATGCTATATCCACTGCTTGATCCAGGAACAAAAGTCGCTGTTGAAGCTTTTACTGTTGCGACCTTAGAACTTCCCACATAGTCAACTATTAGACCTTTATGCCCGTTACCAGTTCCAGATGTGATGGTCACGATCATGCCGTTGTAGGCATCATCAGTTGCACTTGCACCAGAAGCCAAAGTAATGGTTCCAGCGCCACCAGCCTGAGAAGATCCAGTTACAGCAGAACCTGTTGTAGTGGCTGCCATTCCACAAGCACGCAGCAAACTATCCAGTCTCCCTGGAGTTCCAGCCGTTCCACTTCCAGCAATCTCACATTCAAAATTAACAGCAACTCTTGTATTAGCTAACAACTGGTCAGACGTTCCCATATAAGACCGAATCAAATCGCGGGATACAGATTCAGCTTCGATTGGGGTGACATCGAGATTCCTTACAAGAACAGCATCTGTTCCAGCAGGGGAAGAATCCACAGAATAACTCGATTCGATTTTTGTCTGGATTAATCGTGATCTGGATAGGAGTGCCATTGCTTTAGAACCTTAAAAATTTACTACGGAGACTTAATACGAGTTTAGACACCGTTAAGTCGACAGGTCGGTTAATTCAGTCCTATACCTCACATCCCAATTCGTATTGATCACTCCAATCGCCTGATCACCATCAACCATTGCAAAATCAACTCCCGTTGGAAGAACGTCAATCGCATATCCTCCAAGAGTTAAATCAGAAGTCATCTTTGCATGAACAGACTTGCAAACTGGATCTGCTACTTCATAAGGAGTATTAGAAGCAGAGCCTCTTACGATAATTGCAACCCTTACAGAGAGAGTCCAATCGATCTTAGGTAGCGTCAGGTTTTGTTGTGCGTCATCTCTTACAGGTTCAATCACCAAACTTGGTGACTCATCACGGGTTAAAGGTGTAACCCTCTCCCTGTAAATGCGTGTGCCAACATTTGTTGTCCCTGCAAGAACAGTCTTAATTTGATCGAGAATATTTTCTCTTTTACTAGTCATGTCTTCTGAACAGAAAGAACTGTTGTTAAGCCGTCATCTTCTTTCTCCGCCATCCTGACTGTATAAGCCACAGAATTAATAGTGATTGCATCCCCACTTTTCAATGATCCAAAATCGCTGGTTTTACATCTAAATGCATAATCAACAAAAAGGACCTGATCTCCCACAGCAACATTAGTCGGCTCATCTAAATGGCCTTTACCTGTAGTCGATCCAGCCGTTGCACTTACAGCAGAGGAATCACTAAAAAATACATCTAGGTCATCACTCAGCGTCATCAGTAGCTACAGCTTGCTTTTTAGGTTTGGCTTTTGGTTTAGGAGGACAAGCAGGAGCTTCTGTTGCTTTGCTTGCTCTACCCATACGAATCAATTCTTTTCCAATAGACTCACTTACTTCTTCAGTAGAGCCAGCCTCTAAATGCTGATTACCTGCAGCGCAGGTTTTAAGGATTAATACGTTCATAAAAAAAGAAGGGGCCGTTGCCGACCCCTGTGACTTTTAAGTTTATGTTGTGATGTCAGCGATCTTACCGAAGGAAACAGCGTTTCTTACGGCAACGTCAAGAGTCATAATTCCTCTGATGGAAGTAAGAGCCTTGCTAAAATCATCTGCATCTTCTCCGACAGTTATTTCTAAACCGCCGCCCCAGAAGCCAACAAGTGCTTGAGAGAAATCACCATAAACAAGTGCAGAGCAAACACCTGAAGATGAACCCTTAGTCAAGTTAGATGGCACTTGATTAGTAGAAAGAACGCCATAACCGTTAAGAGTTGCTGGAGTACCACCACGACCAATTGCTTGTAAGTCTTGGTTGTAAAGGTATTCACCGCCAGAAGTTTTTAACTTCTTAAGTGCGCCAATAACCTTAGCGTTTGTGATGTATTTAACGTTGCTTGTATTTACAGCACCGTTGTCTTCCATAACTGCGGTTTCAAGATCAACGACCTTGTCCATTGTTATGGCTCCACCATTTGTGCCAATCGCGACTGAATTTATACCAGAGGCATTGAGAATTCCCGTGGGCTGGCCTGAAGAACCAGATCCATTCAGGATTCCTAAGTCCATCGCCACTTGAAGACCGTCTCTTAGGTCATCTCTAATTAGCTGCTCAATTCCAGGAGTTCCTTGTAGAAGAACCTGTCGTGAGTGCTTCTGAATTGCTGCTAGGTTTTTTGGAGAAAGAGAAACTTGATCGAAAGTGCTGTTCGAAAAAGTAATCGCTGTAGTTTCAGAACTTAACCAATAAGTACTTCCGACTCCGCTAGCCCTAGGGATCGCCACATCACCAACGAGTCCATTTATGGTGCGAACGCCAGCGTTCAACATCACGCTCTGGTTGCGCAAGGCAGAAATAAAATCGCCAGCTAGAAGGTCAGTGGCGACAATGTTGCCTCCTACATTGGCTGTACCCGCAACGTAGGTTGCCCTTTCAGACAAAGCAGTGAATGGAACAAAGAAGCTTTTCTCTGTAGATCTTGCATGTCCCTTGCTCTCACATTCTTGTGAAAGCTCACGAACATAACCTGCTTCTCTTGAAGTCCAATCACCAGTTAGTAGTGAACGAACACCAGCAGAAATTTGATAATCGCACTGCTCTTTCTCTGTCATCTCAATAGGAGAGACAGTTTCTACAGGTCTTTTTTTAATTTCGGCAAGAGCCTTTGTACGAACCTCTTCTATTGGCATGCCGCTATCTTCTGCTGTCTTTGCAAGTTCAGGAAGATTGTGCGCAGCGCATAATTCGCGAATAGATGAAACTCTGGCGCGTTCTTTGCTAAGAACAGATTTCTCTGCTTCAGCACGCACCACTTCAAGATCGGGAGTGGTAGACATTTCTACTTTTTGTTCTAAGGGTTTACTGGGTGGTGCGACAGGAGTCGCGACAGCAGCGTCACTAGTACGCTCTTCTGCCATGTTAGATGGCGTTTCTTTGTTTGACGTAGGCTTAGCAGATCTACCAATGCCAACAGAGGGATCAGCAGCCAAGCTGCAGATGCTTACCTCGTGCGGACACCAGTCCAGGACGCGATACTGATTCTCGCCATCCTCCTCAGTTTTTCGTATTGAATACCCAGTAGAAACCCCTCTCAGGATTCCTTGTTGAACATCATTAAAAACTTCAGAAGGGAAGGGATTGTCAGAAAAGCGAACTTTTACATAGCCACGCTTATTTTTTAGATATGCCGACTCGACTACACCGATGGGCTTGTCTCTGTCGTGATTAAACAACAAAGGAGCCGCATCCTGTAAGCGAGTTAAGTCAACCGAGCTTTCTCTATGATCTAGGATTTCATTTCCTAGATAGCCTCTGTCGACTGGCAATTCAGAACTAAAGGGGAACTCAACTGTGCGCGTCTCATCGTCAATCTTAAATTTGACCGACTTAGGTTCAGCGCGTAGTTCAAGCTTCTCCTCTTGATCACGTTCCTCCATTGTTTTCAGAGTTAGCTTTCCCTTCTACTTTAACGATTCCTTTTTGCGTAGGGATAGCAGGGTTACTTTCAAAAGACAAAGCTAGTTGTTCTGCCTGCTCAACTTCTCGCTTTCTAGCTGCCATCAGTTCTTCTAAATCGCCACCTTGCTCTGCGACAATCTGGGCTTGAGTTTTAAATCCTGATCGGACTGCTTCCTTCGCAGCAGCTATCTCCTTTTGAGGATCGACAAACGCCCATCCTCTAAACAGCCATCTCACTCTTTTAAATCTTTCTGGTTCTGTTTCAAACGTTGGAAGATCTAAATTGCCACTAAGAACAGCTAATTCGAGCCAATAATCAAATATTGGTTGAAAAAAGCGATCTTGTAAAAAGCCTTGGATAGTTCTGTAATGATCGCGATCTTCTATAAGACTCAATCTTGACGAGGAATAGTTGGTTTGACTGAAATCACGACTCACACTTTCATACGAAACTCCGCAACCACTCGCTAAAGCACGCAACATTGCGCGAAGGAACGGTTCGAACTCTCCATTAGGTGCGTCTAGTTGTGGAACGGTTGCGGTCTCCCCAGGAGCTAAATATTTCCAGACCCCAGGCTCGAATTGTGAGACTCTTTCATCGTCATAAACATCATCACCAACTAGCTCTCCATCTGGTGAACTAATAAAACCCATTAAGCTACTGGCTGCACGCGCCCTGATAACACTGGCTTCTTGAAATCCCGCCAAATGATGCAGGTCTTGCAATGCGCTTGATAGCCAACTAACGCCACGAGTCTGCCCAGGTCTATCTGCAATAAATAAATGAATTATTTCATCGGCAGGCAAGAACATGTGTTGCTTTTGCCCTTGAGGAACAGGGAATGGTGTGTCTCCAGGATGCTGCTTGAAAAATGCATAACGCTTGGCCCTTTGAAATTGATCTCGTTCTATTCCCATCCTCCAAGTATTGTTTTTATTTGAAGTGGGGCCATTAAAGTCATCATCCAATTGATCACTTTCCAGTAGCTCTAAGGCAAAAGGAACTGTGCTTCGACCAAAAGGCTTTTTAATACAACGAACAAAAACCTCCCCAGATTCAAATAGGGATTTGACGATTAGACGACTTATATCGTTTAAAGAATCTCGACCATTAGCAGAACAGGAGTCATATCGAATCCACTCTTTCCAAGCTTTCTCTATTTGATCGTTGATTTTATTATCTAACTTCCCACCGCGTAATTTCCTGACATCGCATTGAATACGAACACCAGTGCCAACTACGTTTTGAACAATTGACCTTTGCGCTTGCCTTGCATAAACGTTATCCCTGCAAACTTGGCGTGTTCTATTTCTAAGCTTTTTATTGCTGGTTTTAATTTCACTATCAGCGCTGGTTCCAGCAGCCAACCAACTAAAAGTTAAACGAGAAGAAGTAGCTCCCGCATAGTTGCGCTTCCTTGAAGGAGATAAAAGTACAGGCTTTTCTATTTCAGATGTAAATAAGCCTTTCCAAGCGTTAATAATTCCCATTAGAAGCGAACAGCGAGATTTCTAGGGTTTCCGAGGCCCTGTGCAATTAATTCAGCTTGCTTTTCTCTCATACAAATAGCGTTCAATTCACCCAAACGCATCCTTAGATCTTTCATCTGAACGCGCTTAAAGGTCCTATTCCCGATTGTGTATTCTTGCGCTCCGTCTTCAAATTTACGAAGAGCAACCTTAATGTTGTCGCGATCTATTTCATTCTGAGTTCGAGTATCAAGCGCTCCAGGAGTCCCGCTATATGCAAGCGATTCTTTAACCTTAAATTCACCAACTGCTAATTGAAACTTCTCGCCTCCTTTATCAACGATGGCAGTCCAAGACCAATCACCCTTGTCAAAGTTGCCAGTATCAGTTGCATTAATCGTAAATTGCCATCCACTGTTATATGCGCTCCCAACTGAAATGTGACCTTCAGAAGCAGTATTTGTTCGGAGGTAATAAACCAAAGACCAGCCGTCAGTACTGGTTGCGTTTTGATCGAACGGCACAGTTGCCGAGTCATCACGCCACTTAACAGTTGTCCCTGCTCTTATAACGGAGGGAAATTCAGAAGTCCACACGATTGAAAACTACCACTTGTGTATATAACCCTGTTTAGGGGCTTGTTTAGATTTTAGATGTTTCTTTTGCGTAGGATTAGCAGCCTCTTCCAGTCTTTTAGTAAATTGCTCCCAAATCGACCTGCGGTCATAACGCATATATAAACAATTTAAAGCCGCGTAAGAATAAACAAGGGTGTCTAAACTTTCGTTCCTAGCGCTTGGTTTTTTGACCCATTCCCTATGAGCAAAGCCACCTCGGTTATGCCTCATTACCTGTTTCTCTGCAGTTAGCTGTTCAAAGTATTCATTAGTGGTCGACATGTGAAAGTGCAAATAACCAGGCCCAGGTTCATTGTGTTTTAAACGCGAAAATAAAGTCGTTTTTATCGTGTCACTTCCTACTGGATAAACCAAAGCACCACCCTTTAAAGCTTTGCCCTTATAATTAATATCCACTTTTGTTGGTCGTCCTATTGCTGGTTTATTTCTTTGCGACTGACCTTTAATTGCTATAACTCCCTGCCTCGTTCTTTCTCTTGCGTACTGGTAAACCTCAGAAGTGAAATGTCCACCAGAGTCGATTGCGATTATATCGGGCCTTAATTTCACACCAGAAGCATGGGACCATTCACGTAAAACAATCTCATCTAGTTGCTTCCATATTTCTGGTCGTCCAGGGTCACCATAAATTTCTTGATGATGAAGTAACCATCCTTCTTCGCAATCAGAAGGTCCACGCCACGCAAAAATCGAAATAGCCAAGCGATTGTCCTGGACATCAACCGCACCAGTTAGAGCAAGACTTTCTTCTGGCATCACTCCAGGTTCGTAATGCTCGCAACGCTCCATTAATGCATTAGCAGAAATCTTGGAGGCATAATCTTCCTCCCAAGTTTCACCAAGAATTGTGTTCACCCAAGTTTTAAGCTTTGGTGCGTCATGTTTGCTTTTTAAAAAGTCCTCACATATTTCTTCCCATGACTTCCAACCCAATGGGCTGTATAAAGAAGAAAGGTGGAAGCCTGCGGTTTTCCCATCACCTTCTGCTGTTGCTATCCACCTCCCATTAATTAAAAGTTCTGTTTTGTGAGCCTCGCTAAAGCGCTCCTTGCAATGCTCGCATTCATAAACGACAGTTGATGGGTCTTCGTTTTCCATTTTTAACTGCGGCCATTTCAACCAATCCAAAGTTCCACAAGAAGGACAGGCGACATGAAATCTACGTTGGTCACTTAATAAGAACTCAGTCTCAATTCTTGAATAGTCCTTGATGGTCGGAGTACTTGCCATAAATATTTTTCTACGAGCAAAGGTTGTCGACCTACGTTCAGCCAAAGAACAAGGATCGCCTTCTCCTTCTACGTCCACAGGGAACGCATCAATTTCGTCAAGGAAAATGTAACGGCAAGGTGTACTTCTTAGCCCAACAGCAGAGTTAGCCCCAGTAAGGAGCATCATGCCTCCAGGAAATTCCTTCGAAAATAATGTGTTTCCAGAATCCCTAGATCGAGGAGAAGCTATCTTTGCCCTTAAGCGAGGTGTCTCTTCAATCATTGTTTGAAGCCTTTGTTTAGAAAGCCTCTTCGAGAGTTCAACAGTTGGTTGCACTGCGAGTAGAGGTCCAGGCGCGTGATCGATTATGTAACCAAGCCAATTTGATCCGCATTCTGTAGCTCCTAGTTGAGCGCCTTTCATAAATACAACTCTTTGAACAGGATCAGATGCAGATAAAGCATCCATTATTCCGCGCAAGTATGGAGTTCTATCAGTCGACCAAGGTCCAGGAGCAGCAGAAGCACGACTCGAAAGTATTCTGTGCGAATCGGCCCATTGACTAACCGTCAGTTCTTTTTCAAAACGAAGAGACTCAAGGCTTTCTTCTAGTAATTCATCAATAGCTACTGACACTTAAACCCTCCAATGCAATGGCGATTTCTTTTGTTAACAAATTGTGAATCTTGGCTTGCTCCGTCTCTGCGGCTGCGATTGGAGCGATTCGATCAGGGATTGCCTTCAAAGAATCACGCAAACCCATGTGCAATTTTGCAAGTTTTAATTTCAAATCTGACTTATCAACCAACTTGGCACTTTTCTCTCGATATTCCAATTCACAAAGCCTGGCTGAAAATGCTTCTCGAATAGCTCGACTCCTAGCGAAAGAAGGAACAGCACGATGATCTGCTTCTTGCCTTCGTAAGTTTTCATCTAAATTTGGCGCTCCACCTAAGCCACCTCTATCAGGTGATCTCGTTCCAGCTATTTCTCGATCCAGGGCTTCTTTATCTGTAATCATGTAGGTTCGGCCCTTTTTGCGAAGGCTTGGCAACCTTCCCGTAGCTGCCCAACGAATTAACGTCGTATAAGCAACATCACATTTAGTTGCATACTCTTTTAATGTCATGCCGCTATCACCTCCATTTGTTCAGTTGATGGCTTGCAAATAGCTGTTTTAGATGTATATTCCTCCCATCTTTTAACGATTACATCGCAATAACGAGGATCTAGTTCCATTAAGCAAGCTTTACGTCTTGCTCGTTCCGCAGCAATAATTGTCGTCCCAGAACCACCAAAAGAATCTAAAACAACGGCACCCTGAACGGAGGAATTACACATCTGATATTGGAATAAATCAACAGGCTTCATTGTTGGGTGTTCCTTGTTCCTACTTGGTCTGTCAAATTCAAGAACCGTTGTTTGTTTTCGATCAGTATTCCAAGTGTGAGCAGCACCTTCTTTCCAGCCATATAAACAAGGCTCATGTTTCCAGTGATAATCTTGCCGACCCATAACCATTGTTTGCTTTAACCAAATCAAGCACTGCCTTACCCTCCAACCCATCTCATCTGCAGCCCCTCTAAAATTCAACCCTTCTGAATCTGCATGCCAAATATAAAAAGGAGCGCCAGGTTTCATCACTGCATCTGCGGCTGTATAAACATCAACAAGAAACTGTCTGAAATCTTGAGCGTTCATCGAGTCGTTTTCTATAACTTTTCCATCTGTCCTTCTGTTTCTTTTTCTAGCTTGCTCTGGTGTTTCATTCCCAAGATCAACATTGTAAGGAGGATCAGTAAGCCAAAGATCTGCCTGCTTACCATCCATCAACCTTTCCAACTGTTCAATACTTGTTGAGTCACCACAAAGAAGACGATGCTCACCCAATATCCATAAATCTCCAGGTTTCGTTATTGGGTCAACTGGAACTTCAGGAATCTCTTCTGCTTCACCTTCATAGGCAGGGTCCAATTCCTCCGGCATCAAATCCGACAATTCCTCATCACTAAAACCAAGCAGGCTTATATCGAAATCATCAACGACCAAATCCTTGATCTCACTGCGTAATAGCTCCAAATCCCAACCAGCATTAAGAGCAAGTTGGTTATCAGCCAGAACATAAGCTCTTCTTTGTCTTTCACTTAAATGATCCAGAACAACTACAGGAACTGTAGAGAGGTCTAGTTGCTGCGCAGCACAGAGGCGACCATGACCAGCAATAATTCCATCGCTGCTATCAACCAAGATCGGATTCGTAAAACCAAACTCAACAATTGACTTCGCTATTTGTGCAACTTGCTCCTTATCATGTGTCCTTGCATTTTTCTCATAAGGCTTGAGTCGATCTAAAGGCCACAACTCGATTCTTTGAGCCATGTGAATAGATAAATCCTTACCGATTTCTTCAACCACTAAAAAATGAAAACCACTAAAACCATCTTAGACACATGAAAACCACTCAATCGGTTTTCGTTGGCTCACGCTAGAAAAAAATCGAGGTGCGAAAATACCCGCAAACCTAATGCGTAGAAGGACCCGTTGATACCGTTACATTCATTACAAATAGCCCTTCTTCTTCTGTATTTTTATCTCCTTAGCTAATGCTTTGAAGAAGTTCTTCCTAAACGTACCAGTGAATGTACCAGCCGCGATGTCTTCTACAGGGAAGGTTTGGTTGTATCGAGGAGCCGAGTCAGTTACATAGAAAACTGTGTGGAATCCTCTCTTAAGATTTGTTGTTACGGGTCTACCACCTCGGATACTTCCTCGACCACCAGTGCCTTTGGGTTTCTTACCAACACGACCATAGATGCCATAGTCTAAGCCGCCAGGAGTAGCGGTAAAGAAGTCAAGGCTTGAACGCTTGCGCTTGCTTTGCTTAGAGCCAGAAGCGTTAGAGGTAAAGCCTGAGACGTTGTATCCTTTAAGCCTGCTAATAACTGTTTGATACATCGAGCCAGAGATATTGCCATAGGGGTTGAACTTCAAAGGGGCTGCACCAGTCGGAACTATGAACTGCCCAGGTCCTATTACCCCAGACCGTCTTAGTTGTTTCTCTGTACCCTTTGCCCCACGTGCTTCCTTCCCTGACTTCCTAGCAACCTTAGCCATTGGCTGTAAGTATTTAGCTGCTGGCGTGGCGCTGCTATTAAAGCCCGTAAGGTAATCGTCTTTGAAACCAATTTGAACGTTGAGCCTATTGGTGTGTGGCTTAGTAGCAATCACACTATTGGTTGTCCATCTAACAGGTTGATCTATATATCGAGGGATTTGTGCAGATATAGCTTTCTTAGCCGACTGCCCACTGGCTGCCATAGCATCTCGAACCATCCAGGGAAGTTGCCTGTTCAAACGATCCGTGAAGTTCTTTAGTTGAGGGAGTTCGCTTCTTAGTTCAAAGCCAATGGTCGCCATAGCTTATGGAGAGTAAACGTTAGGACTTCGCTTGAAGTGCTTATACCATGATGACTCAGTAGTAAGAAGAGTGGCATCAATACGAATATCTTCTAATAGATGTTGGCGGAGGATCTCAATGCCAATGTTCTGTTCGGGTGTGTTTCTATACCCTCGAAAGATATTCCTCCAATCCTCTGGGGAGAAGGTGTTCATTTGATTTGATAAATGCTGCTTACTCAAAAGGCTGAAGAGATGCCCTGAGTTATTTACAGCATAGACAAATCATACAGAGCAAAGCCTATTAATTGTTTTTTCGCATGCTTCTAAGTTGTATAACCAATTACGAGAGCCAGGAGTTTTTCTTCGATAATGCTTACCAAGATCAAAACTAGAATCTCTCATTTTTTCCATAGTTCGAACTGAAACCCTAGCGTGAGCAGCTAGTTCTTTGATAGTGACCCAACTCGTCATTTCGGCAGTATTCGCGTCTGTTCATATTACTATGCTCTCTTAGCAATAGCAACTCTCTCGGCTTCTCGGAATGCTTCTTTCGTTGTGGCGCTGGTTGCCCAAGGATACGAACGAAGGTGAGTTTCGAGCGAATGCCCCATTGCGCTTGCAATATCGCCAGAAGGAATATTTCTTTGATGTCCTCTTACAGAGAAGGAATGACGAAAACTATATGAACCAATCCTTTCTCCCCTTTTTGCAAGCTTTTCTTGTAGCTCTCGAAATGCTGGTCTTTTTTTGAAATACTTGAGCGCCGCATCTCCAACTCCACCTTTTCCTTTCAAGGAAGGCAAATCAATCTCATCATTTTGTAAGCGCCACAATAAATTCCAATTTTGCCCTGCAACAGATAAAGGTAAAAGTTCCCTTGGTTTAGTCACGCCTGCTCCAGCCCTTTTCTGATAAGAACACCATAAATAAGGCTCTTTTGATTTTTTATTTGTTTTTACTTGTAAGTGTTTTAGTTCTACGGGCCTTAAGCCATAAACAGCCATAATCATGATCGCTGCTACCCAACGAGCGCCAGCAGGGGTTTCTGGCATTCCATCTATTAAAAACAATATTTCTTCTTCAGTAATTGCATCTACCTTTTGAGTTTTAACATTTGCTGGCTTCCTACCAATATGAGATTTTCTATTTGCTGGAGGATTCCAATTAGAAGAAAAGTTCTCACGCTCCACGCAATAGGAAAGAAACTGGCAAAGATTATTTGTTCTTCTTTTCCTGGATGGGCTGCCTACTTCCCACTCTCGAATGCATAGGTCAATTAAGTCTGCTGGATTGGTTGGAGCCTTTTTTCCTACTAAATAACCAACGGCCATCTTTAAGACTGGAGAATAATCGTGCTTCCAAGTTCCCTCAGAGATATTTGTATCGTGCTTTATTTTTTGCTCTTTGAAGCGATATAAAGCGCCAACCCAATCCTCCTCGTTGATAGGACTGCCACCAATAACTTTTTTAGAAGCCTCTTTAATTGAGGAGCCTTTTTTAACGAGTTTTCTTATTTCTTCTGCTCTAAGGAAAGCTTCGCCAGAATTGCTTTCATGCCACCTAAGACCTAAAGGTGCAGCCTTTTGAAGTCCTCCAGGACGATGATGAATACGAATCATTCCATCGTGTTCTCTAACGCCCCAACCTTTACCAAAACCTTTAACTTGCTTCTTCAATCCATCGCCATCCCACATGCGAACTACACAAAAACTACACAAATCATAGACGCACCTTCGCGAACCGTCACGAACCTTGTAACTATAATCTAGTGTTTAAGCGAGATGTCAGTGGTGGACTATGGGGTATCGGGTGCTTTGGGAGCACTAGGTCGCAGGTTCGAATCCTGTCGCCCCGATTAGTAATAGCAAAGGATCTCAGCGAAGTAGAAAAAAGGCTGAAAATGCCATCTACACAAAAACTACACAATAGAACTCAGTTAGGAGGCTGTTTCCTATGAAGTGGGTGCATCTTTAGGCGCATCTTTCTCAACCAACGCGCTTCGATTTGCCTCACCCTTTCCCTACTAATATTCAGGATCTTGCCAATCGCGACATACGTGAGAGGACCAAGTTCATCAATACCAAAACGCAACTCAAGCGCCCAACGATCTCTTTCTGGTATATCGGCCATTAATTCATCTAGCTGCTCAAGGCCATGTTGAATTTCTATCTCCTCCTCTGGACTACTTTCATTACCTGAAATCAAATCAAGAATTGTTGTTTCTTCGTATAACTTGCTCGTTGGATTAGTGAGTTGATCCAGGCTTGAAATTCTTGGGGTGTGTTCCAAATAAGCCCTCATTGTGCAAGGTCTGATTTCGCAATATTTAGCGCATTCATCCATAGTTGGATGACGACCATTTTCTTCCTTAAAAGCCTCTGCAAACCTTGCGACTTTTTTTTGAATCGTTATTGCATTAATCGGAAGCCTAATGCTGCGATCTGACATTGAGATGGATCGCGTCACAGCCTGCCGAACCCACCAATATGCATAAGTCGAAAACTTATAACCACGAGAAGGATCAAACTTTTCGATTGCTCTAGACAAACCAATATTTCCTTCTTGAATCAAATCAAGCATGGTCATCGTGCTTAAATTTGCTTCTGCATATTTTTTGCTGATATGAACGACTAAACGCAAATTTGCATTAAAAATCCTATTTTTGGCTTTAAGACCTCTTTTTATTCTTTTTTTTTGTGCCGCCGTTGGATTAGGTAAATCTCGAATGGCCATGTAAGCCTGGACTTCATTCCCCAGGCTTATCTCTTCGCTTGGAGTTAATAAGGGAATACGACCTGCTTGTTGCAGATACCAAGCAACGCCATCATCACTCATTTAGAAAGGCATCTCTTCTTTCTTCCCAGAAGTCACACCCAATAAGAATGGGTTTCCTTTTTTAGAAGTCCTTGGTAAAAGCTTCTGGTTAACCGTGACGCATCTTTCTCCTCTTTGATTTTCTGTTTTAGGAGTAGCTGGATCATTTACCCAATCCCACAACTTTTTTATTTCTTCAATAGGCCATTCAGCCTTAGACCAATGTTCGTTTTCTTTTCCATCAATCTTTGAACGATTGAAATTACTAAACAACGCAAACGCGTCTTCTTTGAAATCAGGCATGGTTTTGTAAATCAGGGTGAGTTTCTATAAGCCTGTTAAGGCCAGTGTTATCGCTTAAATTATTTTCTTTTTGCCAAGACTTAAAAATATGCCAGTTCGGTTCTTTTAATTTCGCTCCAACGTGAAACCTACGTTTATGAGCCTCCACTTCAGATCGCCACTGCCAATCAGCCATTCCCATAGGCCGCGCTCTTCTTGTGACCCTTTGACTTCTTTGATTGTCGTTAAATTCCGCTTCCATTAGGTCAGTTTGTTTGTGAAACGATCAATAAATTCAATGTGGTGAGGCTCTTGAACGTGTGCTGTAAAGCTTCCAGTAAAATCAGGAAACTTTTGTTTGTAAGCAACTTTCAAGCCAGGAATTAAAGTCGGGTGCTTTTTAGCCCATTGCTCAAGATCCAATAAATAAGTTTGGATAAAACTAGGCTCAGCTGGTGGTTGTTTGATATTCTCTCCGTTTTGCGTAGGAATAGCAACTGGAGGTTTTAAAGAAGAGGTTGTGGGTTGGTCTGTTTCAATTTGATCCACAATGTCAGGCATACCAGCAGAAATGCCGAGCATTTTTAAATATGCATACCTTGAGCGATATGTGACCCCTGCACCCCAGTCTTGATTTGGCTCTCGCATCGAACCTTTAATGAGTTTGGTTTTGCCAGAAATTGACTCACCACTTTTATGTAAAAGATGAGTTACCAGGAACTCGCTCTCTCCATCAGACTCAAAGGTTTGAATACAAACCAAACCCTGCTTACCTAGCAAAGGAACTGTGATGCCTTGTATGTAAGACAAAGGTGCATATTTACTGGAATGAACGCCAGTAGTCTTTTCTTCTATTGCTGGAAGAGTTTTGTGGAACTCAATCAAAGCAGAAGGAAGTTCTTTTAATGTTTGAAAATCAGCCATTACCCTCGTTGATTGATTTTTTCGCTTTTTGAAGATCGAGATGCCAACCCTTAACGGATCGCTGTTCGTCTGAATCTAATTTATTCCAGTCGAGTGTACGAATAGATTCATCAAATGCTTTTAAAGCAGAGTCCACTATTTGCGCTGTTGACTCCTTGAGCGTGCATAAAAAGTTATATGCTTTGTTTTCATCTGTGGGCATAGCAAAAGTCGAAGTATGCTGATATTACTATTTAAACGTAAGGGGTCAACCCCTAAAGATTGAATAGTAAAATGTTGGATATAGGTTAAATAGTAGAGCTAGTCAAGTCAATTGATTATCAGTAAATATGAAGGTTGATGTATCTTTTTTAACTTTTATTTAGCACTTGCAAGTAACACCAATTTAGAGTTGGCTTCTTCTATCTTCTTAGACAATTCTCCCGTAGTCATATCTTTCAACCCAATACATGCTGGACATTGCTTGTATTTTCCAATAACAAATTTAGCTTCTTCGATTGTGAGGATTCTTTCACCTCGCAAAACATCTTGAGCCATGGAAGCAACTTTTTTATCTTTGACCTGTTTCATCGATTTGGTTTGGCATAAAGCGTCCCAACATTCTTTATTGCTGAACATATTCTCCCTTGCAACTTTCTTAAAGGCTCTTTCTAGCTGTTGCGCAAACTCAGCCAAGAAGTCATTGGTCAATTCTTCAGCCTTTGTATAAAGAGGATTGATTGGTTGCCTATTTCCAAACATGGCTTGAAAATCCAAGGCCGTTGCTACTTCGCCTTTATGGTTTAAATATGGCTCTGCTGCTTTCAAGCGATCTTTTACAACACGAGACAAACTAGCTGGAAAGTTGTTCTCTGCTATGGCGAAATTATATGCTTCACGAGCAAACCAAAATTCTCCTTTAGGATCTAAGGTTCCCCTTTCCCAATATGCAACCTGAGAATTATGAAGAGGAACACCAGCCGCCTTAGCCCAATCGTGGCAATTTTGTTGGGATAAAAGATTTATTTCTCGCCATCGTTTATCGCTTTTCCCTGTACCTAATCGAGCTTCAAACCTTAAAGCTTGTTCTTTGGCCCAGTCTCTTTTACTGCTAGGCATAATTAGGAAAAGTTGTAAATAGTAGGGGTGAACCCTTTGTTACGAGAACACTAACCTATTTTTACTTAGGAACAAGTTCTTGTAACGACTAAATACTCTATTAAATACATTTTGCTATGCAGGTATCAGAGATACCTTGCGCTATTTAGGGATATAAGCTTTACTAAGCACCAATAGTAAGTCTAAGGGTTAACCCCTAAATGCCTGATCCTGAAATTGATCTCGATAAAGAGAGACGAGCCTACGAAATGCTGCGTTGGGTTCCATATTCCTTCCCTGCTGATTTCAATATGGAATTAGCCCTTCTTGGGGTTTACTCCAAAGCACAAAAAGAACGCTCAGACAAAGCGCTTGATGAATTTGAAAAACAACATCCTTACGAATCAAGCCCAGAACTCGCAGCCTTCCGTAAACTCGAAAAACTCGGACGATTTACTCAGTCGGACTATTACTCACCAACCAAAGCACAAGAAAGCTATTACACACGTGAACTTAAGAGATTTACAAGAGACAGACACAGCAGCGCTCGTAAAAGAACACAAGAAAGACTTGCAGGGAATAAAAGACCGCGCCGCCTTTCTAGTAACTTCTGAAAAAGACCAGCAACAGCAATTTTATCTACTTAGGCTTTTTGTTCAAGATGGCAACACGCCATTACGAGATGCCGAGATTCGCTCTTACCTAACAGAAGCAAGATCAAATTTAAGTGGAGCCGCCAAGCCTAGAAGGAAAGGAGAGCGAATGGATACCACTCCCACTCCTTGGGTTTGGGAAGGTGTGGTTATGGCTGGAACAACGAATTTATTAGTAGCTCCTCCCAAAGTAGGAAAGTCTGCATTAATGGCAGGAATGATCGGAGCGTGGTGGAGAGGAGATGTGAATTACTTGGGCCATCGACTTCATGGGAAATGCAGCAAATGCTTCATAGTTGGAACCGACCAGCCAGAAAATGATTGGTTTACCATTCTTAAACGAGAAGGTCTGACAGCAAATAATGGAGAACTTGCTGGACCAATTGAATGCCTATGGCATACAGGAGCACCACTACATTTAAACGATAAAGGAATTGCAGAACTAGAAACGATTGCTTCTCAAAACCCAGGAGCGCTTTTTTTACTAGATAGCTATCACGCCTGTGTAAGCCCTTTAGGGATAGATGAAGCAACAAGTGCATTTGATGGACCAGCACGAACGCTTGCCTCTGCTCTGGCCCCATATCAAGCCACTCTGGTCTTAATTCATCACACCAATAAATCAGTAGCTGGTGGAAACGCTACGAATGCATCAAGAGGAAGTAATGCCCTTCCAGCCTGCGCAAGTTTAACGATCTTGATGAATTGGTTAAAGCAACCAGCAGAAGGCCAAACTCAAACTGATTTTCGAGTGGTTTTAAAAACGCAAGGCCGAGCAAAAGGAACAACAATGGTTGCTGAATTAAAAGACGATGGATGGATTAGTCATGGTGATGGAGCAGAAGCAATGGC